TATGTCCATTAATGCATTGACTCTTTCATTTTTAATAATTTTAAGTGTGCCATCATCAGCTTTAAAATGACCACAAGTAATTTGTTGAAGTCTCATAAGTTGCACCAACGCAGTAGAAGTAGTCATTAATTTACCATCCATCTGTGCAAGAGCTACGTTTTTCATTTGATCATAAATCTTTTGTTGTTCTTTACTTAATTGTATAATTCTTTTTTGATAAGTATAATCAGGCAGATCTAAACAATCTTCTTTTAAAACTCTGTCAGAAAACAATGCAATTTTATCAGATAATTCCTGTAAATTTTTATACCCAACAGGGACCTTGGCACTATGAGAACCGAAGTTCATAGTTTGAAGTATGGCGTACCTAGTTCTAAATGCATAATAAGAAGTAAAATCTAATAAACCTTCTCCTAAAAATTCACATTGTTTATATAAATCTAATGGTGATTTAGTTACTGGTGATCCTGTAAGTATTCTTTTGTATTTAGCATACTCACCCAAGGAACATATGTGCTTAGATCTTTTAGCATCAGGATTTTTTATAGTTGTAGACTCATCAACGGCCATCATAGTTCTATGACATCTTAAAAACTTAGCTGCAAACTCTACACCTTTAGCTGTGCTAAATGCATCAACATTCATAATCAAAATATGCAAATCTTCACCTGGTTCAAAAAGAGTATCTAATTTTTTTTGTTGTGATTTAGTAATGTTGGCTTGCCACAACACCATTTTTTTTTCAACATGGTCTACCATGTGTGTAGGTATTTCTGAATCAAACCAATTTTTATAAACACCTTTAGGTGCTATTAATAAAAATCCATTTATCTTACCTTTATCATAAAGCATAGATACATTATCTATTAACACTTTAGATTTACCGGTACCCATCTCCATAAAGTACGCAAATAATTCTTTATTATGAGACTTCTTAAGAGCTGATAATTGATGCTCATATGGCTTTGTTTTAAATTTATAGTTCATAGTATTTCTTCTTTCTATTGACACGCATATCAAAACATATATAACAAGTCAATAGGAAAGTTATATGGCGTTAACAACATTAAATACAGTACCGACTAAAAGCAATGATCCTATTGTTTATGTCATTCAAGAATTACCCGGCACTAAAATAGGTAGTCCTAAATTTAATATTATGGGCGCACAAAAATATGGTAATTTAAAAGTATTACTTCCCGAACACTCACAAATTATTTTATCCCCAGGACCTTTAATTTTTAAATTAAGAAAACTTTTAGATAAGTATACCCCTAAAGATTATTTACTACTTACAGGCGATCCAGCTATTATTGGAGTTGCATGTTCTATTGTTGCAGATAAGACACAGGGTAGATTTAATTTATTAAAATGGGATAGACAAGAGAAAATGTATTACCCTATAGAAATTAACATATATGAAAAAGGAAAGATTGAAGATTAAACTTGACATAGGATATTATGACATTATATTAACATTATTAAATACAACGAAAGGTAAAAAGACATGAGTATAAATCTAGAAGAAGACAAAGTCGATTCATTAGCAAGTGCTAATACGAATGACATAAAAGAATTATCTGCCCAAGTCATTAAGTTAAGAACTTTGGAAGATAATGCTACAGCAAAAGAAGAAGAATTAAAAAAAATAAAAAAAGATATAGACGTTTTATCGGGTGAGGTTATACCTACAATGATGACAGAAATGAATATATCAAAATTTAGTTTAGCAGACGGTGCTGGCGTAGAAGTAAAGCCCGTCTATGGTGCTTCAATTCCTAAAGCAAAAGAGGAAGAGGCATTTAACTGGCTTCGTAATAATGGCTTAGGTGACATAATTAAAAATATGATCACCGTTTCCTTTGGTCGTAACGAAGATAACAAGGCAGCAGATTTTGCTGTCCTTGCACAAGGTCAAGGGTATCAACCCGCCCAAAAGTTAAAGGTTGAACCAATGACACTTAAAGCTCTGGTTCGTGAGCGTCTCGAAAAGGGCGAAGAGATGCCCACGGATCTATTTAATGTGTTCGCAGGAAACAGAACCAAAATAACAAGGAAATAGAAACATGAACAAAGAACCGACAATAAAGAAGAATGGTGCATTAGCTACAGTTAATTTTGAAGCTGATGCAGCGACACAAACTGGAACGGTGACTCAAGAAGATCTTGCATTACCGTTTCTTAAAATACTTGGTCAGTTATCTCCTGAAGTAAACAAGAGAGACGGCAAGTATGTAGAAGGAGCAGAACCTGGAATGATATTTAATTCAGTAACAGGTGAACTCTTTAGTGGTGAAAAAGGAGTCCAAGTGATTCCATGTTACTACAAACTCGAATATGTCGAGTGGAAAGATAGAGGAAAAGATGGATCAGGTGCTCCTGTTAATATCTATCCTTCATCTAGTGACATCATGACTAAAACAAAAAGAGGTGGAGATTTTAAAGATAGATTACCAAACGGTAACTATATTGAAAAAACTGCACAACACTTTGTAATAGTTAATTCAACTACGCCGACTACTGCATTAATAGCTATGAAATCTACTCAATTAAAAATTAGTAGAAAATGGAATAGTATGATGCAGAGTATAAAGCTGCAGGGGAAAAACGGATTGTTTACTCCAGCATCTTTTAGCCATCTTTATCAACTAAAAACCGTGCAACAGTCTAACGACAAAGGCACATGGTTTGGTTGGGAAGTGAGCAAAACAGGTCCAATTGAAAACGCTGCGTTGTATCAACAAGCCAAAAGTTTTTCTGAAAGCATTTCTAAAGGAGATGTTCAAGTTAAACATGGTGAAGATGATGCTGCAAAAGCAACAGATGGGGCAGCTCACTACTAAAATTCCTTAAGAGGAATCGTTGCAACAGGGGTGGTAAAGCGAGAGTTGAGCCACCCCTTATTATATAAAGATGGAAGAAAAATTTATAAATATATTTTCCGGTCTCAAAAGAGATTATGGTTATGCAGATATAAACTCTGCATACAAAGACCCGGCTACAGGTAAATTAAAATTAAAATATGGTTGGGCAGCTAAAGAATTAATAGAGTCTGATTATGTGGACCATTTAAATGGTAAAAAATCTATAGGTATACAACCTTGTAATGATAATGGACTCGCTAAGTTTGGAGCCATAGATATTGACTCTGATGAGTATGACAACTTTGATTTAAGAAAATATTTAGAAATTATAGACAAAAAAAATATTCCAGTAGTTCCTGTTAAATCTAAAAGTGGTGGGCTTCACATTTATGTTTTTTTAAATGAACCAGTCAAAGCAAGTTTTGTTAGAAATTTTTTAGATAAATTATTATTTACATTTGATCTTAAAGCATCTACAGAAATATTTCCTAAACAGACTCAGTTAGGGGTAGGTTCTGATAGTAAACCTATTAACGGTAACTTTATTAATTTACCTTATTATAATCGTAATGAAAGAGTGGGTCTTAATTTAGATGGTAGTGAGTTTACTTTTGATCAATTTATAAAAGTCGTCGAGGCTAACACAAAAACTAAAGAAGATCTAGAAGAATTTGCTAATGAATTAATCAGATTAGAACTAACAGGTGGAGCTGATGAATTTGTTGATGGACCTGTGTGTCTCCAAAGGCTATCGAAAAGTAAGTTAGATGATTACAGAGATAGATTTATTTATAACTATATGGTGTTTGCAAAAAAGAAATATCCCGACAACTGGGAAGAAAAACTTTTAGAAGGTGCAAGAAATTATATTGTATATGATAGTGTATGGGGCGACGAAAAAGTTAAACAAAAGATTAAAGCATATAAAAAAGATACCGCAGGTCATACTTGTTCAGAAGAACCTATCAATAGTATGTGTGTTAAATCAGAATGTTTAAAAAGAAAATTTGGTGTAGCTTCTGATAAAGTAAAAAAATTTCCAACTATATCGGCCTTAATTAAAATTGATTATTCTCCAGACCCTGAGTTTAGATTTACAGTACACTACAATGACAAAGTAGAAGGTGAAACAACACAGCAAATAATAGCAAGAGATATTAATTATATTATGGACCAAGAAAAACTAAGACGTTTAATTGGAGCTCACACACCGATTCCACCACCACGGATCAAAGGTGATGACATGCAAAATATTTTAGACAACCTATGGCAGGGAATGAAAACAGAAAAAGCTCCTCCAGGTACATCACCAAAAGAAATACTTCATAAACACTTAGATGATTATATTCATGGTGTACCAGCAGTAAGTGATGCTTCGTTTCGAAGTGGTAGCACATTGATTGATGACGGCTTTGCTTATTTTGTTTTTGATCCTTTCTATAATTTTTTAAAGAATAAAGAATGGAAATCTAAAATAGACCGAACAGGTCAAATGATGATGGATTTTTTTGAGGCGGAACTTCGAAGTCTTAAGAGATACCCAAAAAAAGAAACAGAAAAAAAATCACATAACCCAGTAAGATGTGTAAAAATATCTATGAGATTCTTTGAGAGAGAAGAGAATAAAATAGAAATAATACCAATGAAAAACAAAAAGGATATACTATGACGGATAAAAAAATACCCACCGTGCATGTATCAATGCCTTGTTATGATACAATGCAAGTACCAACTTGTTTAAGTTTGTTAAAACTATTTGACAAGTTTACTGCAGCTAAAATTAAAACCAACATCTCTACATTTAAATCACCATACGTAGGTTATTCTAGAAATATATTAAGTGCTTTATTTTTAGAATCTAATTATGACTATCAATTATTTGTGGATGCTGATGTTAGTTTTGAACCTGAAGTTATCGGATCAATGCTTATGGCACAAAAAGATTTTATTTGTGCACCATACAGAAAAAAGACTCATGACAACTCAGTGTCTTATTCTGTAGCATTTCCAGACTATAAAAATATTAAGATAGATAAAACAGGGATCACGGAAATTATAGGTGGGCCCGCTGGACTAACTTTAATTCATCGATCTGTTTATGAAAAATTAATTAAACAATACCCACAATTAAAAATTAAATACGCATCCGGAATATCTGATAAACAAAAAGAATACTTATATAATTTTTGGGAAAATACTTTTGATTCAAAAGAAGGTGCTTGGTATGGAGAAGACGTTTCTTTTTGTAGTTTAGCACGACAAGCAGGATTTAAACTTCATGCATTAGTTCATTGTGAAGTAGGACATCACGGTACATTTAATTATTCTGGAAAGTTTGTAGATACATTTGCACCTAGTGATGAAAAAAGTAACTAAGATATACGGCCCACCAGGTACGGGTAAGACAGAAAAATTAATTAGGCGAGCTATGGCCTACATTAGAATTGGTACTCCTGTAAGTAGAGTAGGATATTTTGCATTCACCCGTAAAGCTGCTAACGAAGCAAAAGATAGAATGCTTAAAAAAAATCCACAATATAAAAAGAAACAATTAAAATATTTTCAAACATTGCACTCTTTAGCTTTTCATAGCCTAGGACTTAGAGAAGAAAATGTTATGCAAGACTATCATTACAATGATCTTGGTAAAGAATTAAGTATAAGAATCAATGCTAAAAAAGATGCAGATGCTTCACCTTACTTAACATGTGATAACGAATACTTTCAAATTATTTTAAAAGCTAAAGAAAAAGATATACCTGTATGGGACGAGTATTGCACGGCTGAACATTCTACAAATGTAGATCCTGATTTATTAAAACACATAGAAGCAAACTACAATAATTATAAACATCCAGACGTAAATAACTTGGTTGATTTTACAGATATGATTCACAATATTGTAAGGCATCCAGAAAAAATTCCTGAGTTTGATGTAGTTTTTATTGATGAAGCTCAAGATCTATCACCTATACAATGGAAACTTTATGACATTTTAAAATCTAAATCTAAAAACATTTATCTTGCAGGAGATGATGACCAGGCTATTTACGGGTGGGCAGGTGCAGATGTAGACAGATTTATTCAAGAACCAGCAACAGAAAAAGTATTATCTAAATCAAGGAGGATACCCAAAGCTGTTCAAGATATATCAGAAATTATTACAGCTAGAATAGAAGGACTCAGGGCAACAAAAAATTATCACCCAAGAGATGAAGAAGGTTTGTGTAGTAAAATCAATAGTTTAGAAAATCTTGACTTATTTAGTCAGGATTGGTTAATCTTAACTAGGACTATATCCAGGTCAAAAGAAATTTGTAATTTGTTAAAAGTAAAAGGTTTGTATTACGAAAACAAACATCAAAAAAGTTACAATACAAAATTATACAAAGCTATCATTAATCATAGCAAATGGTTAAATGGCGAATCAATACCCGATACAGCTTTAGAAGATATTAAAGAATACATGGGTAACAGGGAACTTAAAAAAGATTTAAAATGGTTTGAATGTTTTGACAATGCCCCAGCAGAAGATAAAATATATATTAGATTAATGCTATCTAACAAAGAAAAATTAAGTGATGAAGCAAGAATTAAAGTATCTACTATTCATGCAGCTAAAGGTGGTGAATGTGAGAACGTAATTTTAGTATTAGACAATGCTAAAAAAATAAGAGAAGCTACCATAAAAAGCGTAATAAAACGTGACGAAGAGCACAGAGTATGGTATGTAGGTTGTACGAGAGCCAAAAGAAATTTATATTTAATGAGAGCAAAAATTGAAAGGAAGGGATATCAACTATGACAAACGACGATATATTTAAAGAAACATTTCCACAATATACTCAGGTAGGCGGGAATCACTACACTAAGTTTCCCATTCAACCTTATGAATTTATTTCTAAAAATGATTTATCATTTTTTCAAGGCAACGTTATTAAATACGTTTGCAGGTACCAGAGAAAAGGTGGAGTAGAAGATCTAAAAAAGATTGTACACTATTGTCAGTTAGAGATGTTAAAAATTAATGACATGAAAAAGAAAAAATGAAAGTACCTTTATTTGAAGCACAGACAGAGTGGAATGAACCTGAAGAGTATCCTGATCTAAGGAAATACGACGAGATTGCGATTGACTTAGAAACAAGAGATCCTGATTTAAAATCTAAAGGATCTGGGTCTATCATAGGCAATGGGGAAGTTGTGGGTATAGCTGTTGCTGTACCTGGTAGAAAATTTTATTTTCCAATTGCTCACGGATCAGGGCCAAACATGGATCGTAAAAAAACTTTAGAATGGTTCAAAGATATTTGTGAGTCGGATGCTATAAAAATATTTCATAACGCTATGTATGATGTGTGTTGGATTAAATCTATGGGTCTTAAAATTAATGGACAAATAGTTGATACAATGATTGCTGCATCATTGATTGATGAAAACAGATTTAGATTTGATTTAAATAGTTTGTCTTGGGATTATTTAGGTCACGGTAAAAATGAAGCTGCATTAAATGAAGAGGCAAAGTCTAGAGGACTAGATCCTAAAGCAGATATGTGGCAACTGCCAGCAATGTATGTGGGATCTTACGCAGAGAAAGATGCAGAACTTACTTTAGAACTGTGGCAAATATTTAAAAAAGAATTAATGCATCAGGATGTTGAATCTATTTTTGAACTTGAGACGGATCTTTTTCCTTGTCTTGTAGACATGCGTTTCCTTGGAGTCCGAGTAGACGCTCAACGAGCTCATAAATTGAAGCAGCAATTAACATTGCAAGAAGAAGAGCTCCTGCACCAAATAAAAAAAGAAACAGGAGTAGAGGTTCAATTAATGGCTGCAAGAAGTGTTGCCAAAGTTTTTGATAAACTTGGTTTACCATACGACAGAACTTTAAAATCACAGGCTCCGTCCTTTACTAAAAATTTTATTCAAAACCATAGTCATCCTGTAGTTAGAATGATTGCTAAAGCAAGAGAAGTTAATAAGGCTCATACAACGTTCATTGATACCATAATTAAACATGAACACAAAGGTAGGATTCATGCTGACATAAATCAAATAAGGTCAGATTATGGCGGAACTGTGACTGGTAGATTCTCTTATTCAAATCCAAATTTACAGCAACTTCCAGCCAGAAATAAGGATCTTGGACCTATGATTAGGTCTATATTTATACCTGAGAACGGCCATACATGGGGTTGTTTTGACTATTCTCAGCAAGAGCCTAGGTTGGTAGTGCATTATGCAGCTTTACATAAATTTCCATCAGTTAATGATGTAATAGATAATTATGAAAATGATACTTCAACAGACTTTCACCAAGTTGTAGCGGACATGGCAAAGATTCCAAGATCTCAAGCCAAGGTAATTAACCTAGGTTTGTTTTATGGAATGGGTAAAGCTAAACTTCAAGCAGAGTTAGGTGTATCAAAAGATAAAGCATCAGAATTGTTCGATCAATACCACGCTAAAGTTCCCTTCGTTAAGCAGTTAATGAATAGTGCTTCCAATCGTGCCCAAGAGCGTGGTCAAATTCGAACTC